CTATACCTGATAAAGTATATAACGTACATTTTTATGCTTATGCTAAACCTACAGAGCTTTCAGCTTATGATGACGCTATTACTTTACCAGATCAATATGCTTCTGTTGTATTAGCAAGAATTAGATATTATGTTCATCAGTTTAAAGAAAACTTACAGCAAGCAGCTTTTGCATTAGATGATTATAAAAAAGGTATGAAGAATATGAAATCTAATCTAATAAATCCACAACCAAAAAATATGACAGATGATAGGATTTATTTCTAATGGCAGCTTCACAACCCTTTTCAGTAGCATTACAAGGAGGGCTAGATAAAGCCAGCAACGCATTAGAACTTTTAAAGACTCCAGGAAAAGCTACAACATTAACAAATTTTGAAGTATCGACTAAAGGTGGGTACAGACGTATAAACGGTTACAGTCAATTTGGTAACGGTACAAGACCAAATAGCAGTAACGATATATTAGGTTTAAAAGTATATGCAGATGGAGTAGTGGCCTGTTCAGGTACTAACATATATTTTAGTCAAACAGGAAATAGTTGGTTACAGATTAATAAAGCTAGTGTTTCAGGTAGTGGAGATAACCATACTGCTTTTACAGGTCGTAGTGCTTCTACAAGAACTTCACAAAGTAAAACACACTTTGCTACTTTTGAAGGCGATACAGAATACGGTGAGTTAATTATTACTGATGAAGGATCTGGAGCAAAACCTTTTTATTTTAAAATGACAGGTACAGATTCTGATATAACAAACAGAACTTTTTTTGCAAAAGAGATTACAGTAAGTGGAACACACTTTCCAAAGTTTTGTGTAATACACGATAAACACTTAGTAGTTGCAGGTGCAGCTACAGCAAAGAACACAATATTTTATAGCGGTACAAGTGACATAGATGATTTTACAAGTTCAGGATCAGGTAGTATTGTCTTAGATGATCAAGTAGTAGGACTTAAATCTTTCCGTGATGAACTATTTATATTTTGTAGAAACTCAATTTATAAATTACAGAATATAAATAATGCAAGCACGATAGCTATAGTACCAGTTACAAAGAACGTAGGTTGTGTAGACGGTAAGACTATACAGGAATTTGCAGGTGACTTGATTTTCTTAGCACCTGATGGTTTCCGTACAGTTGCAGGTACAGCAAGAATTGGTGACGTAGAGTTAGGAACTATTAGTAAATCTATTCAACCTATTCTAAATAGTATTTTTGACAGTACTATAGTTCAAGAATACAGTAGTGTAGTAATTAGAGATAAGTCTCAATACAGAATGTATTACAGTTCTTCTACAGCGTCTACTGCTAGTTCTAAAGGTATTATCGGAACATTAACATCAAGAGGTTTTGAATGGTCTGAAATAGAAGGTATACAAGCTCCTGCTGTTACTTCTGGTTTTAACGCTTCAGATATAGAAAAAGCTTTTCACGGTGATAGAGATGGATATGTTTATAATCACGATACAGGAAATAGTTTTAACCCTGCAGGAAGTGAAACAAACATACACGCTAGATACCAATCACCTGATTTTGATTATGGAGACTTTGGAACTTTAAAGACTTTAGATCACGTTAAAGTATCTTTGTTTCCAGAAGGAACTATTGAACCACAACTTAAAGTTAGGTTTGATTACGATAGTGCAGATAGACCTCAACCAGAAAACTTAACAATTAATGCACAAGCACCTTCAATATTTGGAGACTCAGGAACAGTTTTTGGTACAAGTATATTTGGTGCGCCAGAACAACCATTAGTAAGAAATACATTGATAGGGAGTGGTCACAGTAACTTTTTTAATATTTTTAGTAATGATGTAAAAGCTCCATATACTATAAATGGATTATATATAAACTACAGACCATCGGGAAGACAATAATAATAAGGTAGAATTAAACTATGGCTCAAGCATATACCAGACAAAGTTCGTTAGCAGATGGGGATACAATAACTGCTGCGCTTTTTAACAACGAATACAATCAACTTTTAAACTCTTTTAGTTACTCTTCAAGTAGTGCATCATCTACAGGACACAGACATGATGGTACTGCAGGACAAGGTGGTAACGTACATACTATTGGTGATTTAGACTTTCTTAATAAGATTGTTGTTGATAGTACTAATAATAGATGGGGAGTCTTTGTAGAAGTATCTAGTGCTGCAGTAGAACAAATAAGAATACAAGATGGAGCTATTGTTCCTGTTACAGATAACGATATAGATTTAGGTACAAGTTCTTTAGAGTTTAAAGATGCTTACTTTGATGGTACAGTTACTACAGATGCTTTAGTAGCCGATACAGCAGATATAAACGGTGGTACAGTTGATGGAGCAGTAATAGGTGGATCAAGTGCTGCAGCTATCACAGGTACAACAATTACAGGTACAGCTATTACAGGTACAAGTTTTGTAATAGGTAGTGCAGATATATCAGAAGCAGAACTAGAAACTATTGATGGAGTTACTGCAGGAACTGTAGCAGCTTCAAAAGCTGTTGTAGTAGATAGTAACAAAGACATTGGTAGTTTTAGAAACATTACTCTTACAGGTGAACTTGATGCAGGTTCTTTAGATGTATCAGGCGATGCTGACATAGATGGCACGTTAGAAACAGATGCGTTATCTATAAACGGCACAGCAGTAACTTCTACAGCAGCCGAACTAAATATATTAGACGGTGTTACTTCAACTGCAGCAGAGCTTAATATTCTTGATGGAGTTACAGCTACAACTGCAGAGCTTAACATACTTGATGGAGTTACCAGTACTGCAGCAGAACTTAATATCCTTGATGGTGTTACAGCTACAGCAACAGAACTTAATCTTATAGATGGTGTTACAAGCACAACCGCAGAACTAAACATCCTTGACGGAGTTACTGCAAGTGCTACAGATATTAACCTTATAGATGGTATTACAAATGGTACAGTTATTGCAAGTAAAGCAATTATTACAGATTCTAACAAAGATATAACTGGTGGTAGAAACATAACAATTTCTGGAGAACTTGATGCTGCTACATTAGATATTAGTGGTGACGCAGATATTGATGGTACTTTAGAAGCTGATGCAATTACTGTAGGCGGTGTAACACTTGCAGAAACTATTAGTGATACTGTAGGTGCAATGGTTTCTGGAAACACAGAGACAAATATTACAGTAACCTATCAAGATGCCGACAATACATTAGATTTTGCATTTAGTGGTTCAGCCGATACAACAGGTAACGCAGCAACTGCTACAGCATTAGAAACAGCTAGAACTATTCACGGTGTATCTTTTGACGGCACAGCTAATATAGATTTATCTGAAGTAGTACAAGATACTGTTGGTGCTATGTTCTCAAGTAATACTGAAACAAATATTACTGCAACTTATCAAGACTCAGACGGTACAGTAGATTTAGTTATTGGAACATTAAACCAAGATACTACAGGTAATGCAGCAACTGCAACAGCACTAGAGACTGCAAGAACTATTGGCGGTACGTCTTTTGATGGCTCGGCTAATATTGCAGTTAATCTTGCAGCTACAGCAACTGCTTTAGCTACAGCGCGTACAATACACGGTGTAAGTTTTGATGGAACTGCAAACATAGATCTATCAGAAGTTATACAGGATACTGTTGGTGCTATGGTATCTAGCAATACTGAAACAGGTATTGGAGTTTCTTATGAAGACGGAGATGGTACTTTAGACTTTGTAATTGGATCAGGTGCTATAACTAATGCAATGTTGGCAGGATCTATTGCTAACGCGAAGCTTGCAAACTCTGCAATTACTGTATCTGATGGAAGCAACTCTACTGCAACTTCACTAGGAGGAACAATTACTTTTTCTGGTACAAGTAACGAAGTAGAAGTAGGAGAAAGTTCAGGAACAGTTACAGTAGGTTTACCTGCAGCTACACAGATTACAACTTCTCTTGGAGTAGGTGGAGGTTCTACAAACGGAGTACAGATTTCTCAAGGTGCTATTGCTATTAAAAATGGTGGTTCGCAGTCTTATGTAGACTTCTACTGTGAGTCTAGTAATGCTCACTATGCAAGACTACAAGCACCTGCACACTCAGCATTTAGTGGTAATATTACTCTTACACTTCCTGCTACAACAGATACTTTAGTTGGTAAAACAACAACAGATACTTTAACCAATAAGACTTTAACAGCTCCTGCAGTTACAGGAACAGCTACTTTTGCAGGTGATGTAAATGTAGATAGTGGTCTTTTATTTGCAGACGTAAGTGCTAATCGAGTTGGGATAAACCAAGCATCTCCTGATGTTTCTTTAGACTTAGGTACAAATACAGATGCTGTTCATATGCCAGTAGGTACAACAGCACAACGTCCAGGAAGTCCAGCAGCAGGTTACTTTAGATACAACAGTACAACAAGTAAATTCGAAGGGTATACAGATGAATGGGGATCGATCGCAGGAGGTGGTGGTGGTACTAATATGGACACTAACATCTACGCAGGCGATGGTTCAGACACAACTTTTACGTTGTCAAATGCTCCTGATAATGAAAATAACTTAATGGTCTTTATAGATGGTGTGTTCCAAGCACAAAATACTTACTCAGTTTCAGGAACTACTTTAACATTTTCTACAGCTCCTGCAAGTGGTAGAGTTATTACAGTCTATCACAGCACAACAACTGTAGGTGGATCTAATAATACTATTAACACTATGACAGGTGATGGTTCTGATACTACTCTGACTCTTAGTGTAGCACCTGTACACGAAAATAATGTTCAGGTTTTTTTTGATGGAGTTTACCAATCAAAGTCTAACTACGCAATTAGTGGTACTACACTTACATTTAGTACTGCACCACCTGATGATGTCTTAGTAGAAGCTATTACTAATACGAATACTTCTAGTACTACAGCTAATCAATTAATAGATGCTGACTCTGATACAAAAGTTTCTGTCGAAAAATCATCAGATTCTGATACGATTGCTTTTGATGTAGCAGGTACAGAAGTATTAACCATAGCTGAAGGTGCTTCTAGTACAGAGATTAAATTTAAAGGTACAGCTCCAGCATTAATAATAGGAGACGCAGGTGCAGAAGATACTAAAATCGTTTTTGATGGCAACGCTCAAGACTTTTATATTGGTCTTGATGATTCTGCCGATGATCTGGTAATAGGTAAAGGTTCAGCAGTAGGA